GTCCGCTGCGAGCCAGTAATCATTGCGCGCATTCGGCCCTGCATCCCTGCGGTATTGGCGCTCGGCCATCTGATCTACTTGGTTGCGGAGATATCTCAAGGTCGCTTCGTCTGCGGGTGATAGTACCTCACTCACTTCTTAACCCTCCAGACCTGCTCCTTCCCAACCATAGCGCCCGTCGCCTCGACCAAACCCTGCTTGCGCAACGTAGATAAATACGTCCGCACAATCGTAAGCCGCAAACCCATGCGATCCGATACCTGACGCGCGGTCCCTTGACCTCGGGACAACTCCTTGAAGACCTGTTGCCTTCGCGTAAGTTGATGGGTCTGAGAGTTCTTCTTAATGTTAGACCATATCTTCTTCAGTAAGTTCATCTTCTTCGTTCCCTTCTTCAACATAATGGTAAGAATTTTTTCGGTTTCTGGTTTTGAAAAAACCCTCGTGCTCCGGATAATCTTCCATGAACTTACGAGCGTAATGACTAATCCAACCGTCATCGATCTTGTATTCGTCATCTTTACCCGAGATCATTGTCTCCCATCTTACCCGATGAAAGATACATTTTGCAGAATAAAACTCACGCCGATTTGTGACCATCAATGCAAAGTGTTTGAAATAATCATACACCTGTGGGTTCTCTGCGTGATACCGCTTAAAGTTTTCCTTCGTCCACTTCCCCATCACCAACCTCCTTGAATGTTACACGCACAGGCTCGGTGTAAATATCTACAACCCCGACCCCCTCTACTTCTGTTCCAATCCGAGCAGCAAACTCCTGCCGCCCCAAGTGCGAGGCCTCAACAACATTGTGCGCCTCAACCAAAACCATGCGCTGGACCACACCCTCGCAAGTTACCTCATACGTTTTAAGCATAGTATTCATATATCCTTTTTCCTAGAGTTTCGCTGTCCACATAACGTCCACTCTTGATTCGAGCCTCTTGCTCCTCGGCACTAGCCGCCAACTCTATGTCTCCCGTATATGAGAACATTGAATTGTGATGCTTACCCGTCAAGGAAATCGACACATCGTACCCGTTCCAAACGAACTTACGCAGCCCTCTGAAGTGAGACTTGATATGCTTTTCGGTGCCGTCCGACATCTTGCGCATGTGCCCTCGTACAACGTGAAAGATCTTTTTGGTCTGACCCTTTGATGTTACAACCTTTTCCCTGTCCGAGAAAAAGTATGGGGTCCGCTCCATATCAATGGCAAAAGAGATAACGCTTTTCTTCTTCTTTACACGCACGGTTAAACCACTCTCAGTAGACATGGCGAGGTGACTAATTATATTAAACCACCAAGACGCAACCCCTTCAATGTCAGTGTTGCCCCACTGCTCTGCGTACCGCTCCAGTAGCTCTGGATATTTCCAAGTCATCCGAGAGAAAGACGAGTTACCAACACGCATCCAAGTAGGACGACACGTCTTCAGAGCCTTTAGAGCACCCTCTTCGTCCACGCTCATATAAACTTTATCCAACATGGCGGGGGGAAATCCCGCCAGATGCTCAGTGTCATACACGACACCAAACTCATAGATCGTGTCGTTGCTGGGCTGCACGTTGAAGGGCCTCTTTATCTTATTAAAGTAACAAATGATCGGACACGCACCCTCGTAATCATCGTCATGTACTTCGCCTATCAAGTGAGCACACCCAAAAGAAGGGGCGTTCTTGAAATCAATATATCCAGACTTCGTTGCAGCCATCCGCATGTCCTTAGACACAATGGCACAACCCGTCTTGGAAAACAGTTTATGAATTTCCGGATCAGTCTTCTGCAACATATTTAAACCCAGAAAAGCACGGGGCATCACATCCAGCAAATCACTCAGGTAGTAATGTGTCCCGAAATGTTCCTTGTCTTTTCTTTTTCTGATGATCTTCTTTACTTTGTTTTGTACTTTCGAAGAGAACAAACCCCTCCAAAATTTTGTCTTCATAAATTCTAATAGTTTTCTAAACAGTTTCATCAGCACACTCCTCACATACAGTAGCATCCTCTCCCATGATCAGCGTAACCCACTCGCCGCAATCACACAAACGCTCAACCTCGCCGCCGCCGCCACAAGCATCGCAAGTCTCTTCCTCGATGTCTAGCTCCCCAACATCGCGGCTGAAACTCTGACGACGCGCAACCTCAACCTCCACGGCTCCCAAACCTTCGCACTCGGAACACGCTTCCATGATCGGCGTCTCTTGCAGACGCATGAACTCCTCTTTCATCTTACCCATCACCACTTCTCCCCAAACACTTTGCGGAATACCTCGTCCAATATCTTGTCCATCTCACGATCAGTCATCTTTACCCCTCCCATTATCTTTCCATGTCTCATGGGCGCGGACACCCATCTGGTAAACAAGCTCACCCCGTAGGTCCTCGACACCCACATCGCAGAACACATCGACATCAGGGTTCATCTTGATGTCCTCCTCAATCCTCTTTGAGATCTCGTCCAGCCTCTCCACGACCCAATGCATGCATACAAGATTATACCTCATCATTTTTCTCCAACTTCTTGGGCCTAAGTTTGGGCCGAATACTGGTCACAGGGGCTAGCGACTTGTCAGTGTAAAACACATGCGAGCCAATCGTACCCAAAGCATCTAGCTTATGACGCCAGACAGGACGCACCTTCGTCGAATGGTAGTACAATGCCCCCGTGTTCAACGTGTCGCCACCCATGGCCCCCCGTGCTACAGCCTCCGCTTGAACGTACAAGGAAGGGTCCGTCTTATACTTCTTGCCAGCTTTGTAGAAACTAAACTGACGAGACTGCTTAACAACTTCGCAAGCAGACGAAGGCCAACGAGGATCAGAAACCCTGTTCATAATAACTTCAGCTACAGCACGTTGACCCACGGTACTTTCACCCCGAGCCTCGAAGTAAACAGCCATCGCGATACAAGATAAAGTAGTCAACATCACACTGCCTCCTCTTCCGGTTGCCAGCACTTGTCCTCACCGTGGTGATACTCACCCTCAAACATGCCCCCCTCGTCCTGATAATCAGCTTGGACCTCAATGCCCATCGCATGAAGGCGATCCCATACAGGAACAGGCGGACCCCACGCAGTCCAACAACGGAACGAGAACCACGCAACTGGGACATACTCCTCGTCATTGTTGAGGTCTCCGCCGTACTCAATCCCAGCCTCGTCAATCTCAGGCTCGCAGACATCCCACTTCGTACCCCAGTTCTTGTTCCGCCACTCGTACCAGTCAGGCATCACCTGACCCGACCGCGTCTCCTTGGCCCACAACTCAAACGGCATAGGCGCAATCGTGTTGCAAAACTCTGGCTCCGACTTCGACAACGCCAGATGTAGGTGATGGATCAAATGGCATGGGCCTTTCAGGTACACACTCTGATAGCAATGATTAGGCATTAGGATGTCTCCTCCGCAAAATAACCAATCAGGATTCCCTGAACCTGATCCTCGATCTTATTGTAAAACTCTTGCGCCTCGGCAGTGTAATGAACACTCCCATCAGTGTGCGTCTTGTACGGGTAGTCACCCGTCCACCCGTCATCAAACCATAACTCGGATATCAAATTGGTGGCTTCTGTTAGATTGCTCATCCTACAAACTCCAGATCAAAAGAATAATACGGCTCAACATATCCCCACTCACAGTCACTAGGGATCTGCATCGAGGCAAAGATAGCCCACTCATAAGGCCCCGCTTCTAGGCTCACGGCCCAATTAGCAGAATGACCATGAGCCTTGCGCTGCGCTGGTGTCCAAATCGAAACCTCATAGTCAGGGTTCATGCCAACCTTGCGGCACCAGTCACACAATGCGCGGTACAAGGCCTTCGCTGCTCGGCCCTTGGTCTTGTAGGACGCAGGGTCCCAGTCCAAGGTCATCGTGCCATCTTCCATACAATCTACAGTAAACATTTCTAGTCCTTTCGTAATGTTGAATACTTGTAGACTAGCAACATAGAGCAAAGCCGTCAACAAAAAATATTCGAGGGGGCTGTTTACGCTGTATACACATTTTCACTAGATATTTTAGAAAAAGCCCAAAGGTAAAAAGTTTTCGTGTAAATCTTGTAAACAGCGTAAACAAACACACTATAGTTGAGCCGACTGTTTACACCTGTTTACAATAAGGCCTTATTGTTTACGTTTCAGCCCTTGGAATTTCTCAAGCAAACAACACCATTGCTGTAAGCTGGCAACAACCTTGAGGACAAATCGTGTAAACAGCGTAAACATCTGTAAACAGCAGCGGCCCCCTTGAACTGGTCGATCCTGTTGTTGTATTGTTGTTGAAAACATGGAGAGTATTCATGCCGTCGATTAAGAAGAAGATCGAAGAAGAACACGGGCGAAAGCTCACAAATAGACAGATGACTTTTGCACAGAAGATCGTGGAGGGCATCTATTCCAATGCTGAGTGCGCCCGCAAGGCTGGGTACTCGCACGATGTGGCCCCGAAACAGGCGTCGATTTTGTTAAACGGGCGGGACTACCCGCATGTCTTGGAATACATCACTGAGCTTCGCGAGGAACGAGAGCGCAGATACGGGGTGTCCACCATCGGCCAGCTTGAGAGGCTGCATCAATTGTCTCTGGGTGCGGAGGATGCTGGGCAGTTTTCGGCTGCTATCAATGCGGAGAAGATACGCTCTGCCCTTGGTGGTTTAACCATCGACAGGCGGGAAACAATCAACACCATCGATCAGCTTTCACGGGATGAGATCACCGCTCGACTTGCTACATTGCAGAAGCAGTATCCCCAAGCCTTCCAGATCGAAGGGACCTACAAGGATGTGACCAATGAGCAAGGGACCGGAGGCGAACTTTTGGACGCAATTGAGGCAGAACCTGCCGAAGAAGTGCTTCGCCACGAGGATTGAGAACAAGCACGGCGGCGGTGTTCCTGATGTGCATTTGGTTTGGGACGGGTTGTCGTTTTGGTGTGAGTTAAAGGTAAGCAAGGGAAACGCAGCAAACATCTCGCCTCATCAAATTGCGTGGAATGCTGCATATTGGGCCCGCGGCGGCTCAAATTTCTTCTTAGTAAAGAGGTCCAAGGAGCGAGACCTACTTTTGTTTGACGGTGATCAGGGGGCTTTGCTTGCTGATGCCGGCATCTCTGGGGCCCAGGGAACGGTGTTCGAGAATCCGAAG